TAGAGTTTCTAAAATTAGGAGTATAAGTAGATACATATATAGGATATGCTACAATACTAAAATTAGTTGTAAATACAGCCCCACTTGTCAATGTTATCGTAGTTACTAAAGGGTTATTTGTAATAAGTATAAAAGAATTAGGATTATATTGTTCATTGTATGTTTCCCAATATACTTCAATTCCTGTTACACTATTTAATTCTTGAAGTATTAAATTAATAAGTTCAAATTTTAAATCATTATCAGACAACCCTGTAATAAAATGTGGATAGTTTTGAATATCAAATAGAGTAGTTATTGTACCTAATGAATCAGTCAATTCAATCTTTAAATTCTGATATAAGTTTGGAACAGTATTTACAGTATCATTTTCAAATGCAAATCTACATATATAATAATTATAAATACCTTGCGTTACATTAGGTGTTGCATATACATTATTACAATTATAATAAGTAAGACATTTATCATCAACTAATTTAAAATAATTTGCAGGTAATATTACAAACATACTTCTACCAGGTTCTTCAATAAATACAGGAAGTCTTTTTGTAGTTAATAACTCTTCAATATTATCGTATTTAGATTTAGTCTTTTCCATTTTAGTTGAACCTCCTACATTAACAAGTTCAGGCTTTTCTACAATGTTATCTTCTATATACTTTAATACTGTATCGTTTAAAATCCAATCAACTTCTTCAGGTTTAAAATTGTCATAGACTTTACTATTAACCTTTCTAAGTTTAATATCAAAATCAATATGCATTTCTTGAACTGTCATTTATGCAGTAACACCTTTTTTAGTTGCAACTTTATCTTCAACAACAAACTTAGTTTTTGTTTCAACTTCAGGAACAAAAGTATAAGGTTTAGCAACATTACGCATTGAACCTTTTAATCTTGCTTCTAAAGTATCTAATGTATGTTTGTTATGTCCATTTTCAAGGAAGTCTACACATTCTTCTATTGTAGAACCTAATCTTACATCATCACCATAGTAAATGGTTTCAGTATTAGGTATCTGTCTAAGAATTTGAAAATGCACACATCTTTTAATAAATGCTTTAACAATAAGTTTTTTATCTTCGCAAATGTCAATAAACCTTTGCATTAATCCTTGTGATTCATCAGTAGGATGTGGGTCTGATATTTTACTTAATGTAATCTGTTTTTCTTTTTGTGTTAAACCTTCAGGATTATAACCTAATATAAACAATACATCATCAACCATTGTTTCTTTAGCTTTAATCTCAAAGTAAAACTGTTTTGCTTTATCATTACGAGCAGTAACTAAATAAGCTCTACCCTCTTCTTCTTCTTTATCTGAAATATAAAAATCAATATTAGGCGATTTATACATATCATCAATACTATTTGCTACCTTATTGTAAACTAAACAATATCTATATAACACATAGTCATTTAGATTAATTGGTGTGCCTACTTTTGGTTTAGCATTGTATTCTTCTTCTGTATTATAATACATTCCTACTTCAAGTTCAATACCATCAAAAGGAACTTCTCTTCTTATATTATTCCAATAATCCTTAGTAGCTTTACTCCAATCTTGAGATATATGTGAAACACCTATTAAAGATGGAAGATAATTAGTTTCCTCGCTTGGAAGGAATGGTGATAAAGGTTTACTACCTTTTAAAGATGCACCGATATATTTACGGTCAAATCTTGCATCATCACCATCCCCTCTCTTAATACGCGAGTTTGGAACTCTTTTTATAAAAACTGTTTTAGGAACTTCTTTAAAAATTGACATAACTGTTGTTTTAGTATAACATTAATAGTTTAATTGATTAAATATAGATTATGATAAATTACATTTTAAACGGAAACAATGTTCGTTACGGCTAATGTTAATTGATTTAGCTGAAAAGAAGTGAACTGAATTGTTATCTTGTTCGGTAGCCATAAAATTGTTTCCTGCAAATGCAACTCCACCACCGCTTCCACCATTAAGCGGAGCCATACCTTTGATAACACCACGAATCATTGAACGACCTTTTTGTGTAATCATTTTAATATTACGTTCTCCGTCATAAGAAGATTGGTCAAGGAAGATAGCTTCGTGAGATGTTAAAGGAAAACCTGTGATAGGATGTTTTTCAGATGCTTGAGCACGACCACCAAAATCTAATAAAGGAAGCCATTTAACAATAACAGTATGACCATCTACGTGTTCAAATTGTTTAAAGAATCCTGTAAGCATTAAATTACGTCCTTCACCTTTAATAAATTTAGCATCAGAAACTTGTGTTAGACCTAATGCACGATTTTTAATTGCTTCATCAAAATCACGAAGAAATCCTTTACCTGCATACATTACAATTTGCATCTTCTCTGTATCAGTAGCACCATAAGCAACATCACCAATAATGTTATTCAATTTATTATAGGTAAGTTCTCCGTATGTATCAGAGTTAGGAATTTGTTGGAATACACCTGCACCAATAGGAATTGGTTTACTTGTTACATCATCTTTAAGCATGATAACACCATTCTCATTACGGTTGTATTCACTTTCCCAACAATGTTCCTCAACATTTTCTCTCCACATCATTTGATGTTTGAACTCTTCAAAGTCCATCCATTTCATAGTTTGTTTTCCACCTTCAGTAATAAATGATACTTCTACCATTGTATTAGCAACATTACCGCTATAACGATAAGATTTACGCATAAATGATAGTTGGTTCTTCATTTTACCAGGTGTTTGGATATTACTTCTGTTACCAACACTGTCTGATTCAGAAACTAATCCATTACCAACCATAGCCCATTTACTTCCCGCAGTTAATTCACTTAATGGACAAAATGCAGTAGGAGAACCTGATGTTAATTGTAGTTCGTATTGAAAATGGCTACCTATTTGAATAGGTGCATTCATAATACGTGCTTTAACTCCATTCTTACTTACAATAGGATGTTGTTCTACTAACCAACGAGATTTAAATGTAATAAAGAAACGGGTATTATTAATACCAGGTGTATTACCTAATACGTATGTTGTAGAAACAACTTCATCCCATTTTTTATCTCTACGTTGAACGTCCCACATATACTGTGCATCTTGAATCTCTTTATAAGATGCTCCACCAACTTGTCCTTCAGTAAGGAAAGTCAATGGATATTTTTCACTTTCTTTACCACCTAAATGAGTTACTACTGCATTAATGGTATCAGGTTTTGTTAAAAGGGCAGTTGCCAAACTATTTTCGTCTGTATAACCTTTTGCATCAAACCTATCTTTAAAAACTATTTGTCCGTTCATTTGTTATTTTAATTAGTTAATTGTTTAATAAATATTTATTGTTTATTTTAAAGTATCATCAGGATTTTCAGAAACATCGTGTGTATTCACAAAATGTTGTCCTGCTCCTTTATCAGATGGTGTACTACGTCTTAATATATCTTTTAAATTCTTAGCTTGTTTTTGCTTTAGTTTCTCATCAATGAAATCATCTATGTTAAGTTTCTTAAAACCAAATAGATAATCTATAAGCATCTTTTCTTCTCCACTCTTTGCTTCAAAGTCAATAATAGCTTGTGATTTACCTTTACCATTAACATTTTTAGAAATGTAATTTAAGAATGGTTCTCTATCAATTACAGGAATTGATATATTAGTAATTTCACCATTACCTTTTTTCAAAGGAAGAAATCCTTTATCTACAAGTTGTCCTTTAACACCTTTCCAATAAGTATTAATACCATTAATACGAGCTTTATCTTCTGCTTCTAATTGAGCCATTTTTGCTTTCTTTCCTTCAACTTGTCCGTCTTGAAGTTCTTTCAAAGCATCTTGACTATCTTCTTTAAGTTTACCCGCAGCTTTTGCACGTTCAACTAATTCATTAGCTTTAGCTTCTGCAATTCCTTTAGAAGCATAATAATCACTTAGAATGTCTTTATGAAGTTGCTCATTCTTATCGTCAAATTTAACTTTAGAATAATCAACTTCTTCTGCAAAAATATCTTTTAAATCTCCACCTTTAGCTTGAATTGCTAAGATGTCTTTAATAGTGTAATCTTGGTAAATAGGAAAGTCTAATACTTCTTTAACAGCACCTTGTCTTTCATGTTCTTTTGCATCTTTCCAAAAATTAACTAATCCTGTTTCTGTTTCTTCATATGTTTTAACAGCACCGTTTTCATCTTTAAATTCGTAACCAAAATCAGTTGCTATTTTAGATATAATTCCAACATCAGCAGAACCTTCTGCATCAATATCAGTTTTAGTTTTAATTACAGTATTATCTACACTATTAACTAAATCTCCTTTAGCATCAATTTTATATTCTCCTGATTTAACTTTAGCTTCAATATCAGCTAACTTAGCTTGATTAACAGCTTCAGCCGCATCATCAGCAGTTTTCTTTTCAGCAGCTAAATGCTGTGCTTCTGCGTCTGCTCCTTTAGCTTTATCAGCAGATTCAGCTGCAAGTCTTGCAGTTTCTGCATCGGCAGTTGCTTTTGCTTCTGTATCTATATCAGCTTGAGATTTATCTATCTTATCTAATGTAAGAACTCCATCAGGGTCATCATCAGGAGTAAAAAAGTGAACTCCTTTGCCGTAAAGAGTATTTTTAATAGATAAAAGATTGGGAACTGTGTGTGTTAATTTCATTACTCAAATGTATTAAGGTTTAACGTATTTTACAATATATATATGCACTATTAGTATAAGGGAAAATTATCAACTAAATAAAAATATGATTATACAGATTTTGATTTAGCTTTAATTTTAAATTGTTTATCTTTTTGTTTTCTATCTAATTCTTTATTTACCATATTATCATTATGTTTCTTCTTATCAAAATTTAATTTATCTTCTGCCATAGCATCTTCTTTGTAGTTATTTTCAACTCCTTTTAAAAGAGCATCAAAAGCATCAATGTCAATGTTATCTGTTGTATCTTCATTCATGTATGTAGAAGCAGATAATTTACCAGCAGCACCAATTTTAGCAACAACAATATCATTAACATTATCAGCGTCTACTTTATACTTAGCAACAGCAGCTAATTCTTGAGATGCTTTAAGTTTAGTGTCTGCAACATATTTTTGAATTTCTTCATCTCTTGTCTTTAAAGACATTTCATAAGATTTTTGAATTTCTTTTGCTTTAGCAACTAAAGTTTTAATTTTACTAAAATTATCACTATCAATTATATCTGCAACCATTTCAGGGTCTTGATTATTTTGAGCCATACTAAAAGCATACTCTCTAATCATCTTTAATTTCTCTGATTCTTTAGCATTACTTTTAGCAAATACTCCAAAGTCACTTTCCATATATTCAGTTCCTGTAATATCAAGAAAAGATATTCTACCTTCACTATTAATATATTGACCTTTTTTACCGTCTATCCAAGCAAGTTTACTAACATCTAATAGACCTTGATTTTCAATCTCTTCAAATTTATTATACTGTCTAAACTTTTCACGAGTGTTTACAATGCTACGATATATAGCTTGTTCTGTAACAGCTTTACCATCTGATGCCATAGCATCACCACCACGTTGTCTTGAGTATCCTATGCTATCATACCATTCTTCTTTTACAAGCATCATTTGATTATACATATCTTTCATATAATTACCTAAAGACATATCTAATGATTTGATAGCATTTATAGCTGCAAGAGCATTAGGTTTAGTTTCATCATAAAAAAGGAATTGTGTAGCTTCGCCCATGTATATAAACTTATCTTCATCCCAACCTGGTTTATTAGGAACTAAACCAATAGGAACAAACAATAGTTTATCTTTATTTTTATTAACTAATTTCTCATGTTGAAAGTGCAATACATTATATAGTATTTGGTACATTAAACCTCTACTAAACATAGAATATATTTTACCTTTTCTTGTTCTTCTTATAAGACCATTATAAGCAAGTTTACATTCACTACGATTATTCAATGCTTGACGTTGAATAAGAGTAGAACCACCGCCTATATAAACACTACGAGCATCACTACCACCGTATCCTAACTTATAAATATCAACAGCTTCATTAAGCCAATCCCAAGTTATTTTAATATCTCCTGCTTCAATATCTAATACATAATCTTCATCAACTTCCATTTCAGCTTCTTGTCCGAAAATATCTGTATATGTAAGAAATCCAACTTTTGTAAATGTTTTCCAAGTAATATGAAATACATCTACAAATGTATCTCTATGAGCATCAGACTGTATAGATTGAGCACTTGTATCTAAAGATAATGTATTCATATAAACAGAAGAACTCCCAACAAAATTACGGGCATATTGTTCTAACCAATCAATACCACTAAATTTCTCTGTTCCATTCTCTATTTTCATTTCACTTAGTTCTTTGTGAAATCTATCTACTACATCATTAACACTCCATTTATCCCAATAAACAAAAGCATTACCATCTTCAACATATTTAGATTTAGCACTAAGAAAAGGATAACCTTTTAATGGATTGATAATTCTATAATCAACATCATTAGAATATACATCTTTATATGTAAAGACAGTATCTATAACTAACCAATTCCTAAAATTTTCCTGATGTTTATCTTTTATATCTTGGTCATAATAAAGATACTCTAATGCCTCTTGTCCAATGATAGCGCGTTTATCATTAGCATTAGCATAAAACATAGCTTTTGTTTTAGTATATTCTTCTACCTTTTGAGTTTGAACTTGTGTATCTAAACCCATTTTATTAAGGTTGTTAATAAAGTCTTGTTGTAAACTACGTTCAATAGTTTCATCAAATTGTTCTTTTACTTTATTAAGAGTATCAGAGTTAGTAACAATAACTTGAAAGTTATCAGGTTCACCATCTTTCTCTCCAAGAAAACTTTCTAATGGTGTAGTTAATATATCATAGTTCCTCATACGTGCAGGGTATTGTCTAACTTTTTCTCCTGCACCTTTGTTATAAGGATTTAATATATAACTATAAGTCTTTTCTGTTATATCTCCATCAAGAGCATCTAACAAAATCATCATACTTTGTTTATCATCGTTAGCATCGTTAATAACACTATTAACGTAAAAGTCAGCAGTTTGTTTATAAAATGCTTTATCGTTAGCGTTCTTTTCTTTATTAGAAATTTTTTGTTTAGGATATGTTGCCATTGTTAAATTAGGTGTATGTTATTGAAAAAAATCACGTTCAAAAAAACTATTAGGATTAGCAACAGGTTCTTCTTCCCGTATTTCCTTATCAAAACATTCTCTTATATCGTATTGACCTATCATCATTGTAGATATAGCATCAAAGTTACCAACCTTATTAAATTTCTGTATTTGTTTAAGTTGCATTTCACAATATACATAATGATAATTATAAAGTATATTACCATTATCATCAACACTACGTGGACTCATTAACCAATCCCTATAATAAATGACAGCATTATCTATACGTTTAGGAGTCATTGTAATACCTTTATTTCTACCATATTTACCAGCTAAATCACTTCTCCATTTAAAATCAGGTTCATCAGCTAATAAATGACTTCTCTTAGTTCTCTTTGCAAAGCCTAATATATCTCCTGTATTATTCTCACAAAAGACTTCTCCTTGTACAAATTCAGCAGCAGTTAATAAGTTTTCATTATAAGTATCTTGACTTTCGGGACGACCAATATAGCTTCCAATTAATATATCTCCACGAGTAGGAGTAAATGTATTCATACGTTCATAGATATAAGTTACAGCCAAACTGTCTTTTAATCTAAAAGCTTTTTTATCTTTATCAATTGCATATGGGTCATGCCATAATCTATAAAGACCTTTAGGAACAAATCCGTTTCTATCTCTATAAGGCATTTGCCAAAATACAAAACACCCTTCTACATCACTTCCTTTTTTCAAAGGAAAATCAGTAACAGGGTGAACATTATCTTTATCTTTAAAAACAATAATACCATCATTGTTTCTTTGAAGTATTCCTTTTCTTGTGATACTTTTTATTATAGGGTCTGTTTTAACATAATGTAATTGACTATCTACATTAGGTAATAAGTCAGACATATCCGACATAAAACTTTCTCGTGGTGTATTACTACGTTGAGAGATATATCTATTGTATTCACTTGCAGATTTAGTTCCTTTCTTTTTCTTAGCACGTTTTTCTTCTATACTTGCATCTGCTTTTTCATAAATACTATTACCATGTTCATCTATATGCGGTTGTAATCCTTGACGTTGTGGAAAATAAAATCCACAGTTAGTTCCTTTAGCACCTTCATCCCATACATTATCAAATGCTAAACATTCATATAATTCAGGATTATAAAAGATTTGTTCAAAGGCTTCCCAATTAGCTTCTTTTGTACCACCTGTTCCAAATATAATCATTTGTCCTGTCTTGTAATC